TGCTGTCTGGAATAGGCTCGTCTTGTTGATTGACAAGGCGTAACTACCAGTTTTCTCATGTCCCAACATCAGGAAGTCTGCCATTACCGTCATAGCCATACGTTGCTCATATCTGGTGATGATTTGATTGGTGTCAAACTGCCTTCTGGTTGCTCCACTGGTTAACAGCTGCAAGTCATACATCTTGTTGCCCTTATCATTGTATACAAGCGGTAACATGACACCTTCCTGCTCATCCCTCTTGATGTTTGTCACTATCTTCTTGTATGCTGCGTATGCTGCTGCTTGCTGTGGTGTTGCACCTGCCATACCACCTTCCATAACCTCTGCTGGCAACCACATTACTGGCAAACCTGCTAAGTCACGCTCAATACCGATGGCTTCAATCTCTTCGATGTTCTTCTTGAAGTACCATGAACGATACACATTCCTGAGTATTGACCGTCCTTCTGGGTTATTCTTATTACTCTTAGTCCTGAACAATAACGCCTTTTCAATGGGTATGAACCTCATCTTATAGTCAGGCGGTGCTATCTGCTCCATACCAACTATGCTGCCATCTGCCTCAAAACGCCATCTCCACAGTGTTTCTTGACTTCTGATTCCCCACTTCTTCCAGCCAATACGTCCATCACTGAACTTGGACTTGCAATTGCTGTTATTGTCCTCATTTGGTCCAACACGCTTCTTGTAACACAGTTCCATCATGCACCAGCCGTATGGCAACATGCTCAATATCTCTGATACAATGTCATTCCAGCTTAGTGACATGTCATCCAAGCATGATTCCAAAAATTCCTTAGCTTCTTGGTCTGCTGGTGTGTCTCCTGCTGGGTCAACTCTCCACTTTACCTGACGGATGAGCATTTCTATGGCATACAGGAATGCACCTATGATAGCGTCATTATCACGCATCTCCCTGTAAGTCAATGCACCTCGTCTACCCTGCAATTCCTTCATCCACTCTTCATAGACAAAGCCACCAAACCGTGTTAAGCCTGATATACCTTGTTCGAAGAATATTGACTTCTCTTCTACACCATCATCATACAGTGTGTTATCACCTGAAGGATGACTGCTCAAATTGTCTTTACTCCCACTGTCCTTTGGGTTATATGATGTTGCCATGGTGTTGTCTAACCCCATGTTGCTCTGGAAGTCATAGTTAGGCTGTATGTTATCTGCACCCTTACCACCCATGCTTTGAGGTGGTGATAGCCTAGCACCCAATTCTGCATCAAGTGCTTGCTGCTGTGCTTTAGGCATTCCTGAACCAGCCTGTCCACCAGTGTTTCCAGTCTTGGCTTTCTTAATTCTTTGACGTTTGTTCATTTGCCTTCACCTCCATAATTCATTGTTATCCACGCCATTTGGACTCTCCTTCTGTTCCTCCAGGAACTAATACCTGTGTAGGCTTATTGACCAACATAAGGTCTGTTATAGCCCAAACCAATGCATCTATTCGGTCAGGTGAATCCATGCCCTGCTCCCACTCACACATTTGGTCTTCTAGATTTCCGAATGTTCCCACATGATGTACTGTGCCTTTCTCATACAAAGCACTGACTGGCTCTGCTCTAGTGAACTTGCCCTTTGATGCATGTACACCTCTGTAGGCAACCTTGCTATCAACGGATAACACTGTCATCTCAACCATGTCACCACCTTGATTAACCTCTGCTACTATCCTGTCTGCTTTCCACTTATGATATTCTGCTATCGCTGCATTCGCCCACTCAGTAGGCTTGCCTTTTAATGAAGCGTCAGTTAACACATATCCGTGATTGTCACTGCCTAACCCCGCTACAACAATACCTGTCTCGTCACTCTTGTCCTCACATGTGGTAGCTGGGTCAATAGCCACTACAATACGCTTAAGATTGGGTATCTTGTTGACTCTCGTATCATCCAATAGCTTTCTGCTCCACAAGGCGTTAGGGTTATCGTCAAGTATCTTTGCCTCTAATTCCTGCATACCAAGCCTTGTGCCTTCATACTTGCTACATATCTCAGAGAAGAAGGATGCAGCCAAATTGGCTTGATTATCATAGGTACTACCCTGTGTCACTGTGGTTGTTGGCTGTGCTCGTAGACTCTTAAGCAATCCTAGTGGCTTAGGTGTGGATGTAACCACGGCTTGTGGGTTATTACCCAGACGTAAGCCGAACATAAGCATATCCCACGTTTCTTGTGGGTACTGCCAAGCGAATATCTCATCACACCATGCTTTCTCGTGCTGTGGACCACGTAACTGCTCAGGATTTGCACCAGAGTACACCATTGCGTAGCTTCCATCCTGCCATACAACACGTCTTTTGGACGCTTGATATTCAGGTTTGTCCCAAGGTGGGCAAATAGCCAGTAGTCCTGACTCTCCTTCTATCATAACGTCACGTGCATCAGCTGGTGTGATACCCACTAATGCAAACCGCCTGTATCCAAGGTCTTTCCAAAGTCTTACTGTCTCTGCTCCTGTCCTAGTCTTCCCAAATCCACGTCCTGCCTGTATTAGCCAGATACGGAACTGTGTCTCAGGAAGTCTCTGTGTAGGTCTTGCCCATACATACCATGAGAACTCCAACATCCTTATTTCATCATCCGTCATCTCGTTTAAGAACATTGATCTCTCTTCTGCAGTCATCTTGGCTAATCCCTCAGCCAACTTAATATCCATTTGCATTGTATTCATAACATTTGTCTTCATACAACACACGCCTTTCATTCATCTTTGACATCCTGTGTTACAGCTACTATTTTGTTTAGCTTTTCAAGCATCTTGTTCTTGATTTCTTCAACTTGAATGGCTTGTCCATCCTTGCCAGTTATCTCAACCTGTTGAGTCTTAGGATACAATCCCATAATCTCACCTATCTGCTTCATGGCTACTGTCTTGTCATACAGTTCGAATTCAATTTTACCTGTTCTGCCGATTTTCACTGATTTGATGCATGCTCCATCCACTTCACTAGATGGCTTCATGCGTATGATAGGCACATATGTCTGTGTTTGCTCATCGTATCTGAGTTCCCACTCAACAAAGTCACTGGCATCTGCGTTTGCCAGCTTCAGCCATTCCTTAATGAGATGTTCCTTGTTGAATCCCATATCGTGCAATACTTCTTCTTTACGTCTGTTTATCTCTGCCTGTACATGAGGTAGCCTGAATGTTGTCCATGCCCAACCTGCTAAAGACTTGGGATTGCAAGTGGGATGTGCCACACGTCCTGCTCCCTGCACGTTAAAACCATTCGATAGATACGCATCCACAAAGGCTTTCTGCTTTTGGGTTAACTTCTTGTCTTTGTCATTGACAGCTTCAGTTTGCTGTGTACTCATGTCATCACCTCCAAACACGCACAACGTTACGCTGAGACTAAAAACCTGTCTGTGCGTAACTGTATTCCCTAACTTTTATTATGCCTCATACGCAACGAATCAGCAAGTCTTTATCGTTTCTGGGTATCCAGAGTGTTGTCACCGCTAAACAACGCAAAATAGCCAACCCAGTTTTCACTAGATTGGCTATTCTCATGGATAGTTACGGTAAGATTTCCTGAGATTACAGGAGTGATTTTGCTTGGAATTTGTTCTCTTATTTAAAGGGATAGATTATCCTTTATTTTCCTTTCGCTCGCTCGAAAACAAATATAATATATAATCCATGTCCCTTAATAGAAACGAACAAAATTTCAACAAAATCACTCCTGTAATTTACGGTACTTCTACCGTAACTTTACCGTAACTGCGTTATGTGTGCAACTTCTCATCCAAGTCTTTCATAAATGCTGCATGACTATCATCTGTCTCACCTTCAAGGTCAAGCAATGTGTCTATCAGTATGCCCAATTCACTATCGCTCTTGCCTTTATTGTTCTGCTTAATGGCTTCTTTAAGCTTAGCACGTGTCCTGTCCTGCAACTCTGTTGTTTGCTTCAACTCATTACACCATTGTTGTCTTGGCATCTCAGTTATGGCACGCTCGAATTCCCATGCTATCTTATCACCATCACGTGGGTTACGCCACTTTGTTTCCAGCCTCCTACGTAACGTGCCTTCATTGATACCAACTCTCTCTGCCCAGCCTTTCAACGTATCTGTTATGCCATTGAATGTGTAAGTCTTTGCCCATGACTTTCTCTCAGTACCTGCTTCAATAGCCTGTTGCATTGTCATACCCTTGCTGACTCTACGTCTTAAA